ATAACCCCAACTTAATACCCACTATTACTCCTCCTCATAATAAAATCCCTATAATATATTATATCATAGGGAATGAGTTTTGTCAATATTTAGTTTTATTATCATTGTAACCTGTTACTTTAACATCAACCCATTGACCATTTTTTTTCATTTTCCTAACATCAGACTTTGCAGGTGCTTTTAGTTTTGGTTGTTCCTCTTCAATCTCATATTCAAACTCATCAGCAAACATAGCATAAAAGAGAAGACCACCTAATACAATGCTTCCAACCGTATGAATAATCAATAGTAATCACTCAACCTTTCATCTCTGTCATCTACAGTAACTCCTGAATATACTTTCTTTCGATTAATCTCTAAACCATATTCTTGGAATACTTCTTTAAACTCATAAGCTCCAATAGCATATTCAAAAAGTACACTTGCTACTTTTGCTACTGTTGTATGATAGGTAACAGCAAAGTATGCGAGCTTCTGCCAATAGTCATTTGTAATTCTTATACCAAGTGGTTCGAATAAATCTGATTCTTTATTGAGTTTGTTATAGATTGGTAGACGGTCCTCTAACATTAAACTTATTCGTTCATCACTGAACTGTTCCAAGGACTTAGTTAAATACTTTTCACCTACAAACATCATACTTAAATGATATTCCATACAGTGCCCACGAAATATAGCTTTATTTTGAATAGGTACCCAGACTTTAACTAAAAATTTTTTACTGGATTTTCTTTTCATGTAATGCCTCCATTTTCATAATTTTACTACATGTTATAATATATTAACTTATTATCAAAATTATTCCAAATAATTTAAAAGATTGGTTTACAGATTATCTTTTTCTATATATAATGCTATTATAATTAAATAAAAACCCGTAAGATCAGGAATCTTATGGCTCACTATAAAAGTTTTTAGAAAAAGTCATGCCGTAGACTCAAAACGTATAAGGTTTAGTTCAGCCGTTGCTATAAAGTGAACCCGGTATTAAACGTCAGCTGAGTTTGTATTGTTCTCAGTTTAAATAAAAACAGTAGGAGGAATTACGATGGACTTTTCAATAGTAACTATCAAGGCCGAAATGAGATAGCTTACTGAAAAGTTTTATTTTTTCGGTCTATAGAGGATTAGTATATTCTAATATAGAACATATGTTCTATAACTCTAAATCATCAGAAAATTAAAATAACTACTACGCTGAGGAACTTGTTCCGAAGCCAATGAATAATTAGGAGGATTTTACATGAGATTTAAGTATATTATTAGTGCTAATAGTTTTGCTCGTGCTATGTTTATTGCTCAAGAATTAAATTTAAGTAAAGATGAAATCTTATACGTTCAAACCGAACCAAGTTGTGGTGTTGTTCGCAGAGGCTTACTAGGAATTACAGTTGAACATGAGAGTCAATTAATTGGGGAGTTTTCAAATTTAGAACGTAGTTACTTAACAAGGAAACTCCGACAAACTAGTCAACTTTATAAAAAGAAAACATTATTAGAAGTACTTAAAGAGTTACCAAATGGTGACAGGGTTGTTTGTAATGAAGGAGATTACTCTGATATTTGGGTCATTCCTAAACAAACATTCTTAGATACTTATGAGAGTGTGAATTAAATGAATTTTGGTCAAGCTTTAGAATTATTAAAACAAGGCAAAAAAGTAGCTCGTGAAGGTTGGAATGGTAAAGGTATGTATCTTGTATTAATCAAGCATACAGATTATAAACTTTTCTATCACACTGATTTTCAAAGATATGACTTTATTGCTATGAAAACTGCTGATAATAAAATGGTTCCTTGGTTAGCTTCACAAACTGATATATTAGTAGAAGATTGGGAGGAAGTTAAATGAATACTTTAATTACTGATTTAACTTGGTGGCAAGTAGGACTTTTAGTTGTTTACATTATCTATTCTTGTTTTAGAGGTTGGCATTTCTTCGCTGAAGGTTTTAAAGAAGCTGCATTTGGTTATAAGGCAAAAGAAGTAAAACTTTATCATATTATTTGGATGGTAGTAGATATTCCTTCAATTATTATTGGCCGAATCTTTCCTTTCATCAAAGCAATATTATCAATCAAAGTTTGTAATCTTAAACAAGATAAGTAACTATATTAGCACCATATCTATATTAGCGCTAGCGCCATTTTGGCACTGGTGCTATTTTTTTTACTTTTTCTTAGTAATAGGTATACAGATTGTCTTCGCTAAGCATATATATTATGTAAGGTTATTGTATAACTTTACAAATTAAGGAGGTATTGAACATGAAAGCTAAGTTATGTGAAAGCTGTCATTCAGAAGTTATTACTGTGAAGCGCGGCAAACATATTTCGGTGGAATGTTCATACTGTGGTGAACCGTACGAAGAAGTAGGTATAGAAGATATCCCTAATTTCGACGGTGACGAGGATGAGTAGGAAAACCACCTGCTCATGTGGTAAGATTATTGATGAAGGCTCCAGATGCCCATGTAAACAAAAGGCAAAAAGAGACTACATGAGAGAATATCAAAGAAATGAAAAAAATAATCCATTGAAAACCACAAGATGGACTAAACTGAGAGCTAGTATATTAAAACGAGATCAACACTTATGTCAAAGATGCTTACAAAAATATGGAATTGCCAACTCAACTGAGTTACAGGCACATCACATAAAATCCCGAAGAGATTATCCTGAGCTAGTATTTGACAGAAGTAATATCTTGACTTTATGCAAAACTTGTAACCTTCAATTAGGCACAAGTAATAAATTAGATTTTGAGTTAAGACAAAACTTGTCCGCTGACCGTAACTTTAACTTATAAGGCGGTGTTGATATGAATGAAGAGAACATGATTTATGAAAGTGACATACAAGATTTCTTCTTTCATAAATTAATCGCTGCAGGACTTGCTCCAGAACAAGGAGATTTACAAGTTATTTCAGATATTGTCTTTGAATACCTTATTGAAATAGGTGTAATTGACAGTACAATTGTTGAAGATTATGATGAAGAGGACTTTGAGGAGTGATATAATGGCAAGAGCACGAAAACCTGCCTCACTCAAACAAGGGAAGTCTGAAACTAAAGAACAACTGCAAGTTCGAGAGTCGATTGAACAGCAGTTATTGGGTGCTACTGATAAAGTTAATATTGTACCTGAACATCTTGATGAATTAGGACAAGTATATTATGAATATTTAGTTACAGAACTTGAAATTTCAGGCCTGTTATCTAATTTAGATATCCCTGTACTTGAGCAAACAGCTGATTCATTAAGTAAAATCCGTCAATGTGATGAAAATCTTAACGTTGAAGGCTTGGTAATTACTAAAACTGACCGTTATGGTCATGAAAATAGTATTGAAAACCCTTATGTTAAGATAAAAATGGCTTACTTAAATCAATTTCGCTCTTTAGCGAACCAACTAGGACTATCACCTTCCTCACGTGCTGCATTAGCAGGTAAAAAGATTGAGGAAAAAGAAAAACAAGAAGATCCATTATTGCAGATTCTTGGCGGCGGTATTAAATAGTTCGGTATATCTTACTAGGAGGATTAGCCTATGAACATTAAAGAGCACAAAGCTTATCAGTATGCTCTAGATGTTGTTGAGGGCAAAATACTAACTGGTAAGTATATTAAAAAAGAATGCCAAAAATTTATAAAAGACGTAGATAACCCTGATTGTAAATATTATATTGATGAAGAAGAAGTAGATAAGATAACTAAATTGACTAAACTGATTAATATGGCTTCGGGTCCTGCTGCAGGAAAACCTGCTCATGATGCTTTAGCTGGGTTTCAGTGGTATTTTATTATAAATGCACTTTGTTGGAAACATAAATCCAACAATGAAAAACGAAGGTACGAAAGATCTGTCCTACTTATTGCTCGTAAGTCAGGTAAATCATTCTTGGTTGGGCTGATATTTATAATTTTGCTCTTGATTGAGCCACAATTTAGTGAATTTTATTCAGTAGCTCCTGACCGTGAATTATCCTCAATTGTTAAGAAAGAGCTAGAGCAGATGATTACTTCATCACCTTACTTAACTAAATATTTTGAGACAACCAGAGCCGAAACTCGTTGCAAAGTTACCAAGTCAAAATTCGTTCCTCTTGCTACATCAGAAAACCGAATGGACGGTCGTAAAGCGAACGTTTATGTGGCCGATGAAGTAGGGGCACTAAGATCACGTTATCCAATTGACGCTATGCAATCTTCTCAGATGAATATGATAAACCGTACAGGTATTCTTATATCAACGGCTTATGAGTCGTTAAACAATCCAATGACTGAAGAAGTCGAATATTGTGAGAAAGTTCTTGATGGGCATATAGAAGACGATACAACTTTTGCTCTTTTATATAAACCTGACGATCCCAAAGATTGGATGAGCGACAAATCTTTAATTGAAGCAAACCCACTTATTGTTGATGTTCCTGAAAACTTTGAGTACTTAGTTAAACAACGTAAACACGCAGTCGAGATGCCAAGCTCTCGTAAAAACTTTTTAACTAAACATATGAATATCTTCGTTGATGGAGACGACGCTGAAATATATATCTCTACTGACGATTTAAGATTATGTAAACTGACTCAACCGTTCGATTGGTATGGCAAGGACGTCTATTTAGGAGTCGACTTATCGTTGACTACTGATAATACGGCGGTTACAATGGTTCACTGGGATTCAATAAAACAAAAATTTTATACCAAGTCATGGGGCTTTATACCTGCTGAAAACGTAGCTCAGAAGTCAAAACTTGAAAAAATAGACTATAATATGATGATAGAAAACGGTTATGCTTTTAAATGCGGAGACCGGATTATTTCACATAGGTTTGTTGAAGATTTTGTACTTGGGTTAAAAGAAGAGTATGGTGTAAATATTAAAGGTATTGGTTATGACAAATACAATGCCGTATCATCTGCCAACCGTTGGTATGAAGCAGGTCTCGATGTTGTTGAGATTAAACAGCATTCAGGAACTTTACATCCTGCTACTAAATTGTTAAAAGAGTCAGTACTCCAACAACAATTTGCTTATGAAACAAACCGACTATATGAAATGAACTTCTCAAATGCTAGAGAGGTTAAAGATAATAACTTAAATACTTATGTCAATAAAAAGAAGTCCACTGGTAAAGTCGATATGGTTGCTGCAACTATCAACGCTATTGTCCTTTGGAAAATAGAAATTGATGAAGGCGCTTCTGTGTATGACGACAGAGACCTTATCATTTTATAGAGAGGAGGAAGTATGTGGGATTCTTAGATTTGTTTGGGATTAACCGTAGCAAAAAGGAAGAACGTTCTTTCACTTATGGTTCTACCCATACTCAAGGTGCTCTTTATTCCATTTTTAATACTGAATACACCGTTACTGAAGAAGAAGCAATGCGTATTCCTTCAGTTATATTTTGTGTCGAGTTAATTAGTGGATCAATTGCACAACTTCCTATTTACCTTTACAAGGAAAATGACAAGGGCGAAGTGGAAAAAGTACCTAATGACAGACGAGTATTTTTACTTAATAATGAACCTAACTCAATGCTAAATGGATATAACATGAAGAAGAAAATGGTTAAAGACTATCTCTTCTATGGAACAAGTTATACTAAAATAGATAAGGTTCGTAATAATATACTTGAGTTATACCCTTTAGATATGAAGAACGTTTATGTTACTAAGTATCTAAAAGAAGGATATAAGTATGACGCTGAAATTAAGCTAACAACTTATGGTCATGATGGTAAAGGTATTGAGAAAATATTTAAGCCTTACGATTTAGTTACTGTTCTTCGTGATACTGAAGACGGTATTACTTCTCGAGGGATTTTAGAAGAAGGTGGTAAATTATTACAACTGGCTTCTAATGAAGTTGAATATTCAAACAATATCCTTAAAAACGGAGCTCTACCTATTGGTGTTCTTCAAACTGCTAATAAGATTTCTGAACAAGCTATGAAACGTTTAAAAGCTGGTTGGGAGACATTATATAGTGGTGCCAAGAATGCTGGTAAAACAGTTATCCTTGAAGAAGGTCTTGAGTACAATCCAATAAGTTTGAAACCTAATGATTTACAAATGGTAGAAAGTAAGAAGATTACTATCTCCGATATTTCAAGGTTATTTAATGTTCCTGAAAGTATGCTAAATGCTGATGCTAATAAGTATGCTTCTAATGAACAAAACAATTTATATTTCCTTCAGTACACTTTAGCTCCGATTTTAATTGCATTAGAATCAGCATTAGATAAATCACTTCTTTTAGAAAATGAAAAAGAAGATGGTTATTATTTCAGATTCGATACTTCTGAAATTCTTCGTACTACTGAGAAGGAAAAAATCGAAGCAACTACTGAAGCACTAACAAAAGGTTTATGGTCTTTAAATGAATCTCGTGCTAAACTTGATCTACCTAAACTTGATGATGATTACTTTATTTGGTCTTTAGGTAATGTATTGTTTAATCCTAAAACAAGTGAAATTATCGTACCTAATATGCAAGGTAGCGGTGACTTGAATGATGGTCCTCAACCGAGTCCAAAACTTCAAGATATGAAACAGCCACTTAATAAGGCTAAGACACCAACGCCAAAAACTAATAAAGGGGTGAGCAGAAAATAATGAAGATGGAACTTCGTGTTAATTCTTCTAATATGACAACTAATGATGATGGTACTCTTCATGTAGAAGGTTATGTTAATGAAACTAACCAATATTCTAATATGTTAGGAAGAGAACAAAAATTCCGTGAAGTTATTAAACCGGGAGTTTGGACTCGTGCTATTGAAAAAGCAAAAGAAATTCATTTCTATGCTGAGCATGATAAAAACAAAATCTTGGCTTCAACTAGGAATGGTTCATTAGAACTACGAGAAGATGACAAAGGTCTTTATATGTCTGCTACTAT